GCCGGAACAAACATTGACGCTGGTCGTTTTCTGATTGGGTCATAGTAAGATTTTTTAAACGCCGACCCCGCAAGCGGTAGCCTGAACAACATCTGCTCAAGCTCATCGCGATACTCTGTCATCTCTTCGGTCAGGAGATAATTCATTTCGCTTTCGACACGCTGTGCTTGTTGTATTTTTTCTATTGTTTGCTTGCCAACAACTTTGGTGCGGACAGGGCCAGACGCAGGAAACAACTCGCCCATAGCCTGCGCTTGAAATCTTACCACTGCCTCAGTAAGCACTGGGTGGAAGACGCCAGAAGCACCCGCCCACGGCTGGCTTCTTTCTTCAATCTTCATGCCAAGAAGGTCTAGCCCTTTGACGTAACTTCTTGCCCATTCTTTTCTGGACATTCTATCGCCGTCAAAATCACCGACAAGCTCGGATGCCATAGCTTGTAGGTCTGCTTCATCTAAAAAATCTGCAAGGTTTGCATCGTGGCTAGGGCCGAGTATTTCGTTTGTAATTTCTCCAGAAAAATCTATTAACATTCCGCCGTCTTCTGTTTCCACAGATACAGCCTCTGGATTAACAACCTCTATTTCGATGTTTTCTCCACCCTCAACCTCTATGTCAGAGGGTTCCATTTTCTTTTCTACTGCCACATTCTAGGTTCCTTGCAGTTCTTCAATACGCGGGCCACCAAACATAGGTCTAAATGGCTGACGCATTTGAGCGTATGGTGTTCGTGGTGGCACTCTGTTTCGCAATATATTGCTTAGAAAATTCTGGTTGAATCTATTGGAGCCTAATTGATTTCGTAAAAAATCCGCATATGCTTGGTCTTGTTGGGCTTGTGGGCCTTGCAGTTGGTCACCAAAGAAAGCCTGTTGCTCTTCAGTCAAGCCGCCAAACATTTTGTCATATTCACTTTGGCGAGCCTCAAGGTCGGCCTGCTGTGCCGCAAACGCATCTAGTTCCTGTTGCCTTTTATTCAGCATTGCCATCTCAGCAGGAGTTCTTGCCCTTGTAACACCAGACATTTCGCTAGTAAATTCAGGTTGCGGACGCGGCGCACCGCCTGCCACAGGTCTTGGCACACGCACACCTTGTGGGGGTCTTGGCCTTCTTTCCGCAATATTAGTTATATACGGCCTTAAAAACTCAGGGATTGCTGGCTGTGGCTGTGGCTGTGCCGTGGGTGCAACGTCTCCTTCGGTTCCGGTCGGTCTATATCCGGGGCCACCGGGCTGTCCAAAGTTATCGGGTAGTCCCGGCATTGCAGTCGTTGCCGTGGGTGGTGGGAACAAACCAGTAGGTGGCGGGGGTGTCATGTTTGGCCCAAGGTCGCCCTGTGTTTGTATCCCGCCGCCTTTGCCTGTCGGTTGAAACTGAGGAGGGCTTCCAAAGCTACCACCCATGAAGCCGCCGCCTCCCCCTGCTGGAGCCATACCACCTTTGCCTGAACTTGTGAGTGTTGGGCGCATCAGTCCAGAGCCGCCACCATAGTTCAATGAATTATAATTTACTGGGGGGCCGGGTGGCCCTCCGTAAGTTGGCCCCATTGTCATTGTATTTTGACTTGCACCCTTGCCCATAATCTCACCTCAGTAATAATTTACTGGTCTACGATACACTGGTTCCTCGTCCCAGTCATCCATCGTAGACCTAATCCAGCCACCCTGCCTAAATCTCAGCAAAGCCTGCGTGGTGGAGTCAACCAAGTCATCATGGTCGCCTGATGGAAAGGAAGCACATTCTTCAACAACCTCTTCCGCCCATCGTGTCGGTGGACACCACACCACGCCGCTTGCGAATAAATCTGTTACGGCGTTTACCCTTGCTATCTTATCCTGTCCTCTTGACGGTGTAAACTCCGTGACGGGTATTCCCATAGCCCTTAATTCAAATATCAATGGTGAGCCTGCGGCTTTGGCTTCGATAATCATTTGGTCGGGTTCCCATTCCCAGTATTTGTCATAGGCCGCTCGCTTCAAATCTGGAAACTCTAGTTTTTCTTTGAAGCTGTCTAGCAAAATAAGATTGGGTATTGTCTGTCCGTCTTCGTCAGGCCAGTTGAATATTCCCCATGTCGTACATGCAGAATAGTCAGCACGCTGTGTTTTCAAGAACGCCGTGTCCCATGACTGGATGATGGCTTCGCACTCCGGTAGTTGTGTTTGCGTCCATTCCTGCCACCACTCACGTTTGATAAGTGCGCCTTCTTCGGATGTCGGGTTTTGCTGATACTGCGCGTTCCATTTCGATACTGGCAGTTCAGCTTTTAATGATTCTAATTCTTCCTGTTTCCAGAATCCGGGCCATAGAGCATTGCCTGATGGAAGGATAGCTGGAAGTTCTATAACTTCCCATTCGCCTGCGCCCTCTTTCTGGATTGAGTTTTTGATTATCTGTCCTGTCAGGTCGCGCTTTGACCAGCGTGTCATCACGATGATGATAGCGCCGCCGGGTTGCAGACGTTGGCGCGGGCCAGAGGTGTACCATTCATAGACCTTGTCGTAGACATCCGTGTTATATTGCCCGACTGCCGCCTCTTGTTCGGAATGGGGGTCATCAATAACCAGAACGTCAGCACCCTTACCAGTGACTGCACCGCCAACACCGATAGCGAAATAGTCACCGCCCTTGTTTGTGTTCCAGCGCCCAGCCGCTTTACTGTCTGATGATAGCTCCACACCCTTAAAAACTTTTTGATAGTCGTCATTGCTAATCAGGTTCCTGACTTTACGGCCAAAGCCGACAGCAAGTTCTGCCGTGTGAGCAGTCTGGATTATTTTCTTTTCGGGATATTTGCCAAGAAACCAAGCGGGGAAAAGATAGGATGCAAATTCTGACTTGGTGTGTCGGGGTGGCATGTTGACGATGAGGCGTTTGAGTTCGCCATTGGCGACACGTTCAAATGCGTCAGCCATAATCTTATGATGTTCGCCTTCGATAAAAGCGGGCCACATTGATTTTACAAAATCCAGAAAGTTCTGCTCTGCTTTTTCTTGTGTCTTTTTCTCGTTCAGGAGTTCGAGTTTTTTGAGAAGGTCGGCCTTTTCTTCAGGCGGTAGCCTATTTATGAGATTTTTAATTTTTTGGGGTTGCATATCAATCTTCCACTATCGGCATACAAGCAGAAACATATTTAGGCTCAATCATAGCGTTGTGCGCTACCGACTCTGCGGCGCACTCCTCTAGGTTGGTATAAAAACTTGCGGACACCTCTTCATAATTATGAGGCACGTTTCCCGATGCAACGGAATAAACCACAAAGACCCAAGTAACATTCATTGTGTCAGGATGTCTTCGTCTAGAAACACCTGTCCGACATCCAAGAGCCAGCGCATGCTTGGCCCCTCATTCATGTTACTAGCTACAAATAGTTGTCCGTCTTTTGTCCAGCCCAAAACAACAGCCTGTGAAAGGTTATTCTGTTTGGCGATGTCCTGAAACATTTCCGAAGCATCACTGCTGTCGTCCATTTTAGGACGTTCAGGAAACTTAATCACGTTCGACATACTCTCTCCTTTCCCAAGTGGGCGAGCATGGAAGGGTACACACACTCGCCCGTGACGCATGGGAGGGTCGTCACGCCCAACCTAATAATTAGTACCTCTAATAATTAGTTTCTCTAATAATTAGACTAGGACTAATAAATATATTATACTAATAATTAAATATAATCTAGATATAGATAGATTAAGGGCGTGGCAGTGATACATCTAGTGGCAACCCTTCTTACCTGCAATCTGATAAGCCAAGATGTCGTAGATGTCGGCGGAAAACACATCACCTTCATGGCAAAACAGTGCGTGTTCAAGTGCCAAGACAAATCTCTGGTGTACCAAGACACCAATAGGTACGAACAATGCCCCAAAATTCTCTACCATGAGGGCAATGCCCCCAAAAAAGACTCCTAAAGCCCCTCAGTGCGTTTTAAAAAAATATATTATAGTGGGGGCAGGGACTCCTAAAGACCTCTGAGCGGCCTTCTACGTCTGTTCTAGAGGTATCCTGTCCTAGAAATAAAAAAAAGGGGGTGGGGGGTACTATTTAAAACTGTTGGAATCGAGTGAGCAAAACTTCGTACGACATGCGGCTGTACACTCGCGACACGCACGCGGGTGCGGGTGGGGTGGGGTCGGCAAAAAGTTGCATCTAACTAATCCCCCAGCAGTGCGGCCAGTCTTTTTTCTAGGTCGCGCTCCAATTCAGCGGCTGTCTTGTCCCCGTCCTGCTCTATCTCGATGCGCTCCGAAAAAACCCCACAGCTTTTCCCTAAGAGTTCGAGGGCGCGAACCCGTGCGCCGTCAGTCTCCGCCCCCTCCGCCTCTTCTTGAAGCCGTTTCAAGACGTACTCTTCCCGCCTAGCCCTGCGCGTGCGATGGTCGGCCTCTATCTCCGCCTGTATCGCCTTAACCCTTGCGGTGACCTTGTGGTTACTGGCAAGCCTACACGCCTCTGACCAGACTGTCTTGTCTGCCATATTCTCCGCGCTGTAGCAGTCCCTGTATGCGTCACTCAATACCGCCCCTGCCGCTACCTTCTGGGCAAACGCCTCTTGCTTGGCTGTCAGCCTGTCAGTGTCCCGCACCACCTTGAGGTAAGGCTTACCCTTTCCCCTGTCTTTATCTGCCATATCCTGCCCCACATTGCTTGCGCTACCGCTGGATTGCGGCGGCGACCTCAAAAAAAATACACCCTTAACTTATTGATTGCAAACAGATAACAAAGTTACATGTAACTAATGTGTTTTAATGGGTTGACATGTGTAGGCCCATCGTCCATATTCGGCATATCAGCAGGGTTGAGACACACCCCACGCCACGCCACGCTAGCGGTAAACAAAGCGAAGCCCACGTTGCGGTGTACCAGTAGCGCATGGGCAGGACGGTTTGAGGCCGTCAGGCGAACGGGGAAAAACGGGCGCGGGAAGAGGTCTCAGACCATCGAGATACTCACCGCGTCAGGCGACCAGTCCCACAACCCAATGTCGATGAAGACCGCCTCCACTAGGAACGTAGCCCGTAAAAACGGGCTTGAAACAACCAAGCGTCACCCGTGGCACACTACATTTTTTCCCTGAATTGAAACACAACACTAACCCATGTCAGGCGGGTCAATGCCTGACCTTTTCAACCAATCAGGAGATTATGAGCATGACAAAATATGTTTTTTGGGGCGTCACATTTTATGAGCATCCAACACTGGGTGATGAGGCCCCCCTGCTTGTCAAAAAGTATGGCAAATTTTATGAGACTGATTTGTGGCAGGCCCCTGAGTGCGAAGATGAAGCACATGACGCTAGGGCAAACGCAATCGAGATAACATGCGGCCTGCTGGCTACCGCCACTGCCGACTAACATGCGGGGCATGACCCCGCCTTTACCATTCAAAACAGGAGATATGAAATGGAAAATGTAAACCTAAACACTGACCTTGTTAAAGCCGTTGTATCCAATGAGAAGGCTATTAATCGCCGCAAAGCGAAAAATGCCGACAACACGGCGCAAAACAACACGGCCCGTCTGGAAAACTACGCGGGTATCGCTGTCGAGATTGCCGACCCCAAGCGCTTCCCGCGCAACAAGAGCGGCGAGAATTTTTTCGACACCACAGTGTCCGGTGAAATCAAGCGTCAGCTTGAGAACGCTGGGGTCAGCGAAAGCCAAGCCAAGTACTACTACCGCTTGTCGACCAAGCTGGTCGAAAGCCTCAAGCTGAACGGCAACGCTACAGTCACCCAAGTCGCGGAATTTTTCGAGGCCAACAAAATTACCAGCGAAGCCAAGCTGAAAGCACATTTCAGCGGCGACAGCACCAAGTCAGGCTATGACAAATTGCTAGACAAGGCTGTCGGGCGGCTGACTAAGACTGGCAGTGTCTCGACACAGGCGGCTGTCTTAAAGTCGGTCGCTGATATCGAGAAGTTCGCGGCTGATTGCAAGGCACGGCTTGCCGATGCCCAGCGTGAAGGCGAGGCTGTCAAAAAGGTGGTCGCAGAAAACAAGACCGCTGAGGGTGTCCTTAACAAGGTCACCGCTTAATCGCGGGGGGTAGCGCCCCCGCCTTTCAATCAAATCAGGAAGGATGAAAAAATGGAAATTAGCACAATGGATAACGCCAACAACACTATCACGCTTGAAGTAGAACACGGCGTGTACATACTGGCCGAACAGCTAACCGCCGACCGCTACAGGGTATCCCTGCACAGTCACCACAGCCAAAATTTTGCTATCCATAGCTGGTGGAAGCCTTGGCTTCAAAAAGATGCTAAGGGCAACCCATACGTTGAAGGCGAGGAATTGCTGGGCGGTATGCCCTTTGCATA